CGGCAATGGAAGATGTCCCAGCACCAGCAAAGGGGATCACTGGGCCTGGCGGTCTAACAGGCCCAACAGTTATAGGCGGCCTAGGACGCCCCATACCTGCTTGAGCTCGCCTAAGTATCTCTATCTCTAGATCATTTAGCATTGGTGGTCTAACAGCCATTGATAATTACTGCCTTTCTAGACCTAGCATTCGATACATTCCCATATCTTGCCCCGACCTTGGCCTCTCTATAGGGCTTATTTCAATCTGGCCTGGCCCTTGGTATACGGGACTTCGCCTACGCATCAATTGTTCTCGGCCTGTTGTCGCTCTTGGCATGGGGCGTTCGCCTTGTTGTTGTTGCAGGCGTGCTATGGGAGGCCTTGCATCTATTTGTTGCAAGCGTGCTTGCGCTTTTAAACCCCCTTGTGGCATCTGGCCGCCTTCTAGCCTGAGGTTTCTCACTCTTTGGTCCATCACGGGGGGAGTATAATTAATGCCCACTCGTTGATTCGTAGGCTGCTGTTGCATATCAAATCCGCCGCCAAACCGGGGAGGTTGCCCAAACTGGAACGGGGAAGGACCACTAATCTGAAGGCCGGGGAATCGTTGTGAGGGAAACCCACCCATGCCCATACCAAAGCCACCCCCGAACTGAGGGGGTTGCATACCAAAACCTCCACCGAACCCAAGCTGCTGCATGCCAAAGCCGCCAAAGCTGGGTTGTTGCATACCAAAACCTCCACCGAATTGAGGAGGCTGCATTCCGAATCCGCCCCCAAAACCGCCTCCGAACCCACCAAAGCTAGGCTGTTGCATGCCAAAAACACCGCCAAAACTGGGTTGCTGCATGCCAAAGCGCGGCTGCTGCATCCCAAAACCTCCACCAAATTGGGGCTGTTGCATCTGTTGTGCTTGCTGCTGCATGCCTCGCCCCATTGCTTGCCCAAACGGGTTCTGCTGGGGGGTATACTGCTGTTGAGAGAAAGGCATCATGCCGGGGCCGGGGTAGTTCATTAGAAGATTCCGCTGAACTTCTTACCGCGCAAAGCTGCGCCACCGCCACGCATCTCACCTGCGCCGAAAGGCTTAGAGGATGTCGGTGTAGCAATGGCTTCGCCTTTTGCGTAATTAACCGTGCCTTGGTCCTTTACCGTTGTCTTACTGTCTAAGACCTTAGGATCTTTGAAGGATGTTTGACGTTTAATCGGATTCATCTACTTTTCCTCTGTATTACTGCCTAGGACCAAAAAAGGTTTTCGTCATCTCTTCGGCAGTCTTCGCCATCTGTTGCTGGCGAGATAATTCAATTCGATCTTGTGCAGTATCGTTCCTCATCCCAGCAATCGCAACCTGTGCGCCTAATCTTTCGTTAGCAATGTCTTCCTGTTGGTCTAAACGCTGCTGTTCAAGATCAATCCTTTGCTGCGCTTCCTGCGCCTTACGATCGACATCTGCTGCCTTAATCTCCAGTTCTTCCTGCCTCAATCCGACTAGCGGGTCTTCTTGGTTAGGCATTTCAAACTGCGGAGCAAGTTCTTCAAGAATCTGAGTGGTCATCTGCGCCACCTTGTCTTCTACCACCAACTGCATCTGTTGTTGCATCTGTTGCATTTGTTGTTGCATTTGTTGTGCTTGCTGCTGCATCGCAGGGTCAGACATCGCTTGTTGCTGAATCATCTGAATCTGCTGCTGCATATTGGTGACTTCAGGTGATTGCATGGCCATCTCTCTCGCCTTGAAGTCTACGTGCTGGTAGATGTGCGCTTGAATAAAAGAAGCTACCTGCTGTTGTCCAGGGGGTGCCCCTTGCACCACAGCGGTCTTATACAACTGCAGGTGAGCAGCGATATGAGCATCATGGTCTTGATCTTGAAACGCTTGAGCCGGTTGCCCCTGCAGAAATCCTGCATTCTCCATCGATGGAGGCGTGGGCTGAGGCTGCGGTGGGGGCGGTAGAATCTGCTCAACCTGCTGTACACCCATGGCTTCGTACATTCGACGGTACGCATTGTACATACCCATCGGCCCGTGGATCTGCGGGTTCGCTTGGACCATCTTGAGCATTTCTTGGGCCATCATGACCCGTTGGCTCATTGAGAATATGTTGGGATCAGAGACAGGTAAGATATCAATACGATCATCAAAGTCAGTCGCCATCAACTGCTGCTGACCATTGGCAATCATGTAGGGGTACGCCTTGATGGGCGATTCCTTAATGACCCGCGCCAGCAGGTTAAATTCTACTTTTTGCGAATAGTGCAGACGCTTATGGATGGCGCTCATAACCCGACTGCCACGCTCTAATAACGCGATCGTCGTACCTACCGGAGCTTGCTGATTGCCATCGCCTACCTGCATATCGGCAATGCTCGCAAACCGTTTGCCTGACTCTACCAACATGCCGAGCAGCTGCAGCAGTGTTCCGCTGGGCTCCTTGAAGGGCAGTGGCATCAACGCATCCCGCAAAGACCCACCGGGGGCATCCATGTCGCGGAACTCACCTGGCTGCAGCGGGGTATCGTCATCCCTAATTCGGATGCCTCGAGCCTTAAATCCAGCAGGCAGATTCGCCAACGTGCCTGCGTCAATCAACTGCCGCAAGATGGAAGTCGAGGCTTTCGACAGCCCGCCAATCATGTGCGTCAGGCCAAAGCCATAGAAGCCCACCCCAGGCAAGAACTTGTAATGTACAAAATAATCTATGCGCTTCCGCATAGGGTCGTTCTGCAGGTAATTCCTGCGGATAGACAAGACTTGAGATTGTTTGGGCAGAATAGTGACGATGTACGGCAGCTTGATGCCTGTCTCCTCACCCTCCATGTCCATGTCTTCAAACCCAGGCAAGTTGAGATCTATGTGGATTTCATACAGTTCTGACTCGTAATCACCACCACCTGAGGGCTTTACGCCTTGGAGATCATCAATCTCTTCCTCGACTTCATCGTACCCTTCATCGTCAGAGCCACGGTTAGAAATCGGCCCTTTCTTGTAGAACCCCACCTGCTGGAGCTTCTTCACCTCATTTGTGGGCATATCCACTACATGCGTGATGCGTACAGCACTTTCCAAACTAGACGTACCGTAAGGCACAATCAGCTTTTCAGAGGGAATAAACCGCGAGACAGGTCGCCCCAGCGATTGGTCAAAATGGACTTTACGGAACGCGCTGCCTGACAACGGTAGATAAAACAACATCTGGTCCGTTTCAGGATCGTACTCGCGCATCTCCTGCATCAGCAGATAGTTCATGTACTCCTGAACACGCGCAGCTTGCAGGTCTGTATTCGGTGAGCCCATACCGATCGTCTGTGTCTTGACCGGACCACCGGGTGGCAATAATTCTTTGTACGCAGATGCTTGAAACTGTGTGACTGATTCAGCCAATAACGGATGAATCACGCCAGACGCACCATCAAAGGGTTCCGTCCGGTCCTCAAACTTCATGCCTAAGAACTCAAGACCTTCCTTGTATTGGTCCATCCAGTCTTTGCGTGATGCTTTGTCATCATCGATATCTGCCATGCAGTCGCTGAACACACGGCCTAAATCGCCGTCTTCCATCATCTCTGCAAGGTTGTCGTTGAAGCCACCAGCAGGCATATCGCCCATCATTTCTTCAGGGCCAAAGACTATCGTACCGTCTTCTAGCGTTTGAACATCTTCATCGTCAATGAACTGATCGTCTTCGCCCTCGACTCCGACTACGAGTTCCTTTGATGAGTCCTCAATATTGAGCTCATCTATGTCAACGTCATCGACGCCTCGTTCAATCGCCATGGGCTACTCTTTGTCTGCGTACAGGTTGTCAAAGATTCTATTGACATCCAACGTATAATCCAAGTCAGATTTACTGTAGTGGATATGCTGCGAAGGCTTAAAATCAGGGGCTCCCTCGCCTAACTCAAACCAAGCAGGGTGGGTAACCCTCACTCTGTTATTGGGCAGCGCCACAATATTCCCCGTCCATGGGCCGGCGTCCAACAACTCCAGCACATGCGATTGCTTGTGTTGAGCAGGATCATCAGCGATTTCATTCTCTGCGTAATCCACTGTGAAATAATACTTGGCGGGATAAAAATCCCCATCGATTTTTGCGATCCACGGGCAGGGCGTGCAGCGATCTAGCACATACACCGCATGGGTGTGTGATGAACAATCCCACGGCTGGGCATCATGCACTGCCATCGGTTCTGGCCATTCTTCGTACGGTGTATCTGCGACTAATGCAGTAATCGGCATGCGTGCCCACATGGCCCCGCCATGTACATTCGGCTCATCTTCTTCATCTGATTCACAACCTGTGAAGATCACCTGAAAAGACAGACATCTTGTCGGCATCGTAGTGACAGCAATGACCATGGCGTGTAAGAACTCGCCTTGGTATCGCTCATGATTAACAGTGTATTCCCTTCTTACCCACGCCTTGAAGTGCGGTATGTTGCTTTGGAGGTATGGCATTGTTTTTTGTGTTGCTCCTTTTTAGTTTATCCCCATTTAGATTCCCACTTGGTGCCCAAGCCTTTCTTTTTAGCGGAGCCCCCATTCTTAAACCCGGGGACTCCGCGACCTCTCAGAACATCCTTTTTTGTGACCTTTCCGTCACCCGTTAAGTCGGGAAATTTTTTTTTCATTACTTCAACGCTTTGCCGTAACCACGGAGGGCAGCACCCACACCACGGGGCTTGCCCCTAACAGAACCGCCCTTGGCATAGCCTTTCTTGGTCATACCACCTTTAGCGTAGCCCTTCTTGGTCATGCCACCCTTGGCATAACCTTTCTTTTTCATCATGCCGCCACCGGCTTTTCTCATCAGACGCCTGCGCGAACGATTCCTAGTATTGCTTTCTTTTTCTGCACGCTCTTCCTCTGCACGCTTACGCGTTGCTGCAGCGTAAGCAGATGGCCCTGTTAATTTGCCTTTGCCGCCTTTCTTTTTAACAGAGCCACCATTAGAAGTGCTTGCCCTCTTCTTGTCTGCTTCGGCTTCTTCTAGAAGTTTTGTGTTGTACTTTTTGCCGTCCCAAGTAAACGTCTTTTGTTTCTTTTCGTTTCTGTAATACTTAAAGGCTTCACCGAAAGTAACGCCATCATCTGCTTTCTTCTTGTTCTTGCTGTAATCTTTCTGCGGCTTGGCTTTTGCTTTTGGTGTAGCGGGCTCTGCTTTCGGTGTAGCGGTTTCTGCAACGCGAGATTCAAATGTCGCTCTGCGATTCTTGTTTTGACCGCCATTGGCTCTTGTCGTTGTCGTTGTCCTACTACCGTTGGCTTTAGACTTTAACGGTCTGCCCCTACGATTAACTTTTCTTCCACCATCTCTAGCGGCTAAGGCGGCACCCGCACCAGCACCCGCTACTGTTGCAGCTGTCCCAGCCTTTAAAGCGGTCGTTGCTCTGTCACCTTGTCTTTGCAGATTTTGAGCTTTATCTTTTTGCGTTGTTCTTCTGCGGCGACGATTGCTTGCTGCCTCTCTTTTTGCTTTTCTTGCTGCAGCAGCTTTTTCATCTGCTGTTCTTGCTTGCCTAGCTGCGGCTACAGCTATGGGGGAGCCTACTCCACCTGCGGCATCTTTCGCACTCAACGCAGCTTTGTTCGCTGCCCTGTTTTTCCTTACACGTCCAGATCGACCGCCTCCACCACTCTTTGAAGGGATTAGCCTACCAAGCCTTCGGATTAAACCTACTGTTTCTGCTGCCTTTTTGGGGTTTGTCATCAAAAAGCTCCTTGAGACGGCCTGTTCCGTAAAACAACCTGACTAATAATATGCACGCTTGGCACGATAAAAATCTTCCTCCACCTCATCAGAGTGGAGATTGATAAAGTTACCCTGTCTAAACCTTAATATAGCTTGCGTTGTTGTGTCCACATAATCATCGTTTGCCGCAAAGGGAAACGCCGCACACTCCTCAATCACCTCATCTGCAAACATCCGATCAGGTGCCCAGACCATCCCCGCCTCAAAAACAGGGCTTACTGCATGTACACGGGTCATCTTGTCGTTACCTCGACTCGGACGATAGTTCACCACCGGAATCCCCATCGCCCTCAACTCATGCGTCAAAGGCGTTCCGCTCGCTTGTGCCTCAATCAGGACCATATCAGGGCGGTATTCATTGTATTGCTCTTGGGCAATCGCCTTCAGATCCGTGAAATCCCACCTACCCCGCTGGGCATCCAACAAAATAATCGCATCACTCTGGCCATCCCCAGGGCTAAATATCCCCCATGTCGTAATCGCACTGTAATCCGCCGTCTCCTTCTTAGAAAACGCCGTATCGTAGCTCTGAATCACATAATTACAGCTGGGAGGCTCCTCTTGCTCCCACAATTGCCACCAATCTCGCTTAATAATCGCCCCTTCTTCCGATGTGGGGTCTTGCTGGTACTGTGCATTCCACTTAGAAACAGGAATAGACGCCTTAACACTGTCCAATTCCTCCTTCTTCCAGAACTCAGGCCACAATACCTCCTCGGTATCCTCAAAAATGGCCGGTAACTCAATAACCTCCCACTGATCTGAGTTCATTTCCGTCTGTCGGTCCAATAATCGACCCGTTAAATCCATCGTGGACCAACGGGTCATGACAATAACGATCGATCCTCCTGGCTGTAACCGCTGTCTCGGACCCGATGTGTACCACTCATAACAAGAATCCAGCAGATTCATGCTCATCGCGTCCTGTTCAGAGTGCGGATCATCAATAATCAACAAATCCGCGCCACGCCCCGCTATCGCACCCCCAACACCTGCAGCAAAATACTCCCCACCCGTCGATGTCTGCCACTTTCCCGCACTCTTGGAGTCTGCCGCTAAGTTTACGTCTGGAAAAATTTTGGCATATTCCTCCGTGTCCATAAGGTTCCGAACCTTTCGGCCAAAATTTATGGATAAATCTGCAGTGTGGGTGGTCTGCATAATTTTGAGGTCGGGCTGGAGTCCCATCATCCAACTAGGGAAGTAGATCGAGGCAAACTCACTCTTCGTATGACGGGGCGGCATGTTGATAATTAACCGCTTCAACTCCCCCTTCGCTACCGCCGTCAACCTTTTCGAAATAACGCGGTGATGCTCACCCTCAATAAATCCGGGCCAGATGTAGCGAATGTACTCCATGAAGGAGTCCCGGCAGGCATCCTGTTTGTTCAAAAAATCCAGCCTGTCCTGAAGCTGAAGGATCTCCTTCATTTCGCTTTCAGCTAAATGGCCTAAATTGATCAAATCTTTTTTTCACAGGATTGTGCGTGATGAATGATATTTATATATAACACGCATGTCTATATGCGTTTTAGGGGGGTGCCCCCCTCCCCCACCCCCCTTCTTAAAATTTTCGATCTTTTCACAAGGGAACCTAAATTTCTCCCCCTAACAGAATCGTTAGGAAGCGCCCCTTTGTTGAGATGTTAGGAGCGCGACTTTGTAATGTTGTTGGCAATCGCCCCCTTGTTGTGTTGTTTGGTGATATTCATGATTGGG